TCCATCAGTAGAACTTACAAAAGTTTTTCCTGAATCACCAGTTGTTACAGTGTAGTTTGAAGTTTTAGTTTCAATGTTTACACCTTCTTTTCCTTCAAGCACTGGGCCTGAAAATGTAGTTTGTGCCATAATTATATCCTCCTAGTTTTCCGAACATAGTCTCTAGGCCGTCCACTATACGGGTCTATGTTCTTTTATTAATTGTATAGTGATTTCATTATACATAAAAAAAGGGCGGCCATAAAGACCGCCCTAATTCGTTTAACTGTTAATCTTATCGATTACGCTGCGCCTGGAGATCCGAAGACTCCTCTAGGGTCAGAAAAGCCGAAGCTGTATCTTTCTCTAGCTTTGAATCTTACGTTACCAGTGTCGAAATCACCTTCGATAGCTGTCTTAATTGGACTTCTTACGAAGTGTTTAAGACCATTAGGAGCGTCCGTCATGATAAAGAAAGCATCAGTATCTGTTAAGAAGTGATTTACTCTGTATCCTTCAGGTATCATTCCCATGTTAGCAATTGCGTTGATATCGTTATCTGCAGTTCCTACTCTTTGAGGTGATCTCATTAATCTCTCAGCAGTAAATTGTAATTCTTTTGGAATTATAAGTTTTCTACCTTGAAGAGCGATTTTAAGACCTCTCTCATCTACGAATGCAGCAATATCAATTAATGATTGCTCTAGAGATGTTTCGTTTAAGTCCGCAGCAGTAGATAGTTCGTTCGCAAACGTTCCACCATTAGATAATGGGTGAACAGCAGAGCATAATGAAACTCCGTCACCACCATTATTAACGTCAAAAGCTTGGTTAAGAACTGTAGCTGCTTTCACTTGTTTAGTGTGCGCCATAGATCTTGCTAAAGCTCTTGTGTATCTACCCGCTAATCTATCATATAAGTTATCTTCGATAGCTTCCTCAGTGATAGCAAACGCGAGAGCTACTGTCTCGTGTGAGTATCTTGAAGTGTATGCTTCGTTTGCGTTGTCAAAAGTGACCATCGCACCTTCTTGTTTTGTTGCTGCTGCCCCAAAACCTGAAAGCATTACTTCTTCTTCAAAAGCTCTGTCAGATGTCTCAGATGTAAAGATCTCTGCGTGCTCGTTATCGTATCTGTTGTATTCCAAGCCGAATAAAGCATTCAAACCTGGCTCTAGTTCTTTAACTAGCTGTGATCTTGATATAGCCATAAATTATCCTCCTTTATTATAAGCCTGTACCACCATTTTTGAAGAAATGGTTGTTTATTCTTACAAGTACATCAACGTTAGCCGAACCTGCATCATCGTTATCGACATCTTGTGAGATATCAATCGCTTGAAGCATGAAAGACGCGTTTGTACCTGAAACAGAGTAATCTAATTGTACTTCAGAAATCCCTGTTTTAGTGTTACCGCCACCTGTTGTTACACTGAAATTTTTAAAAATGTCAGCTACTGCAAAGGCACCGTCAGAATCAATCTTATAAACTACACTTGGATCGTCAATTACAAATGCTGTAATGTCATCTGCAGCAACGCTTCCTGGGTAGTAATTTGCATAAGTTGGCTTCTGCGTAGTTGGATCTGTATAGAAGCATCCATTAAATACACCAATAACATGATCAGAAGTGTTAGCTGTGTGTCTAGCTATTGTGCCAGTTGCTAACGGAACAACTAAATCACCTTGGAAAACCGCAGTGTTGTAGTTATTCGCAATTCTATATCTGTTTTGAGCATTAATAAATGGACTACCATCCAATTTTCGAACTGGTTTCAATCCGAATTTTTCAGCTGTATTTGCCATATTTATTTTCTCCTCATTTTTTTACAAATATAGATGGTTGACTTTAACAAAAAAATTATTGTTTTCGTCCACCACCAAATGTTACACGAGATTGTCTATCGATATTGATAGGCATCCCCGGTCGTTGTTCCTTCATAAGATCGTTATCAACTGCGGACATTTGGTTTGCTGTTATACGTTTAAAGTATTCAGCGCGCGAGTTTGCAATCTCTTCCGGTATCCTAGCCAACACTAGGCCCTGGCCACCGATTAAACCTGCATAATCGCCGTTAGCAATGATTGGATATGCGTGATTACCTATTTCTTCTTTCAAAGTTTCAGCTCTCACAAATTCCCAACCTTCTCTCATTTTCTTAGATACGTTTGACGTATCTTGAAAACCCATGCTTTCGACTCTTATCCACCTTTGGACAAAGCCCTTTGGTGGTTTAGGTGCATCGAGGCTCGATGGTGGAGTCCAAGGTTTAGAAGCATCTTTTGCTTTTCTCTCCTCAGCTCCGCGTGAAGTTCTTTTTATTGTATCGCTCATATTATTTATCCTCCTTCACGTATTTAGCGTATTCATCTAGTGGCACGTTTAATTTTTTAGCTATAGCCACCTGTGAGGCCGTGAGTTTCACAGTTCTGCGTCCTTCTTGTTTACGACCAGCCGAGGCAACGGTTTGGACGGGTTTCCTTTGCTCTTTTGGCTTATCGTTCTGCTCTTGATTAAGGGCATTTGGAAAATACCCTTTTAGTCTTGAGTCTATTTCATTATAATACTCATCTGAATCAACTGCAATACCTTCCATGATAACATTCTTATGTATCTTTTCTGCAGCAGCTGTCATGATTTCATCCTTACCAAACCATTCATTTTTTTCAGCCCAAGCCTTAGCTTTATCACTGATTTGTGATGGTTGAGGAGTATTATCGGCTGTAGATTGATTCGCTTCTACGTTTTGTTTTTGTTTATTTTCTTCCTCTTGTATCTTCTTTTGTTCAGCACGGTTAGCCAACTCAAGTCTTGCTTTCTCTTTTTGCACAGCAAGTTGAGTGAGCTTATCATTGGCCTCCATGATCTTATCAGAGTCCTGATTTTGTATCGCTACCTTTAATGCATTTTTTACTTGCTCTCTTTGAGCGTCTACTCTTGCATCAAGTTCTTTTAGATATGCTTCATCAGAGTCATTGAATTTTTTTTCTGATGCTTCAAATTTTTTCTGAAGACCTTTTGCATAATCTAATGCAGCTCTCTCTCTTCTTTGAGATTCTCGATATCTACCAACTAAAGAATCAATACGACTTTGATAATTTTCTCTTTTCTTTTTTAAATTATCTTGTCTCTTTTGTTCTTTATCTTCTTCTGTAGATTTTTTTGTATCTTTGGTTTCTGTTTTTTCTTTTTGTTCATCAACTTTTTCTTCCTCAACAACTACTTTTGCTTTTTCGGATTCTTTTGATTGATGATCTGTATAACCTAAATCAACTTCACCAACATTTAATTTTGGTTCTTCTTTAGGTGCTTCTTCCTTAACTTCAACAGATTCTTCTTTTAAACCTGTCGTATCTAAATCCACTTCTTTATCTGAAATTGGATTTTCTTGCTCAACTTTGAGCTTTTCTGCTTCTGCCATTTTATCCTCCTAAAATAATTGGAGGATATCTTCAGGGTTTTTTATAGTTCCAATAATCTCGTCATCATTTAATATTCTGTGCTCTCCAAATTTTGTTTGAAATCTTGCACCTGAATATCTACCATAAACAACAAATTGTCCTAGTTTACACCATGGACCATTAGGAAATTTGTCTTTATCTTTAAAACACATATCTCCCATTTTAATAACTACACCAACAACAGTTGTCATTTGTATAGTCTCTCTTGTTGTATCTGCTAAATGAAGTCCCCCTTTTGTTTTAGGGGCAGGTTGGTAAGGTCTAATTAAAAGTCTGTAGCCAACTGGCTCAGGAATTACTTTCAAATATTCCTTTATACCTTCGGGACTTGTTGGAATTGAATCATGACCTGTTTTACCTTTATCATTTATGATAGGGGTAGGTTTAGGTTTGATTATCTGTACCATCTTTATCCTCCGTTTGCAGGTCGCCTTTCACGTCCTGTAGCAGTTCTTCATAAGAACTGAGTTTGCCTTTAGCATACTGCAATTTGTCGACACTGTCTACACTGTAGCAAATATGCTCTTTGATTTGTTCTATCTTTTTGTTCAAGTGCGTTTTTAGAACTTCTGCTGAATATGGATCTATTAGTTGAGCCATGGGTAATCACCTTTTGGAAATTTCTTTTTCATATGATCTTCTCCTGCTTTATACCATTTTTTTGCAAAGTCAAGATCTTGATCTGAGCCACGATCTAATTTAAAGTTTAATGTATATTTTTTAGTACATTTAAATTTAGGATAAAATTTTGCAAAGTAATCAAAAACAAATTTGTCAGTTCTTTGATTATATTCTCTAGACATACAGAATGCATGACCTAATCTGTAAGCCATTCCTTTAGGTATACAAAAAGATTGTCCATCTACAAAATAGTAATTGGGTGTGTTCCACACAGGATAAAAACCAATACTTTCAAATATATCTTTACAGATAAAATTACCCTCCTTATCCCAAATTTGTCTAAGAGTAAAAACCCAATCTGCTCCTTGCTTATAAGTCTTAATAATTTCTTCTGCGTGATTTTTTTCAAACCAATCTCCACAACCTATTGGTTGCCAGTAATCATAATTTAGTGAATATATTGCACTAGTTGTAAGCAACTCAGGACGACCCTCTGTTACCTTTTCAGGAAATTTGTAATGAATAGTGTTCTTTGGTTTTATTTGTTTTAGTATGTCAGATATAGATTCATGCCCTTCTTCACTATCTGTTCCAATAGTAGTTTTACAATTTGAATGAGTTTGTTTTTGTATGCTTTCAATAGTTTTGATTATTGACTCTTCACCTTTGGATGGTATCCAAAAATTAATAAGATCTTTCATTAGAAGTTCTTTTAAACCACATGCATATCAAAAGCAACTGTAATTCTTTCTGATTTATCTTTATGTTTACTTGTATAATGTGGTAAACAAGTTGGAAAGATGGTTAGTTCTCCTACTTCGTTTTTAATTTCTATTACTTCAGGATCATTAATTTGATTTACTGGATTTATATAAAAAGTAGAAGTATTTTTACATTGTATTGTAAAATGACCACTTAAATATGAATCAGGATTTACACTATGTAAATGTGGTTCAATTTTTTCTCCCTGGCGCATAACATTAGCCCAGCCTTTTAATTTTATTTTATTGGGTAAAGGTAATTTTAATTTTTTTAAAAATTCATCATGTAAATCTAATATTTCTTTTATTAAAATATTAATAGAATTGTCTTCTATTTCAAAGATATTATAAAAAGAATGTTTGGATGTTAAACTATCTTTGCCTAAAGATGTATAACCATCATTTTTATGTAACAAAAACTTTTTTAATATTTGAGGCTCCCACTTTAATATTTTCTTTGCTAATTCATAACAATCTATTTTTGATCTAATATTATTTTTAACAAAGTTATAATTCCAAGATGGTGCAAAAGGAGTTAAGGGTTTTTTACTTTGAAAAGAATAATAATTAACATCTTTCATGTTTTATATTTTTATAATTAAATTCATCCTCTGATAGATATACCGCTTTTTTTATAAACCCTAGTAATTTAGTAGGATTTCCATTTTTGTTACCAATATACATTCTTGGATTATGTCTGAATAAACCATTAACCTCCTCATAACCAAAACCAACTTCAAACGCTTCCTCTGACATTAGTCTCTCTTGAACTGTTAATTTTGATTTAAATAAATGTTCGGGGCCTTTACCTACAGAAAAACCTGAAGAGTTACCATCTAAATCTTGATCTGCCTGTGGGTGAAAAAGAGATACACTAATTGAATTTAACATTCCTATATTTTTTTCTAAGGCTGCACATATATAAAAAAATAC